CTCTCCCCGCCGGCCGGGCCGCTTCCGCCGCCGCCTTCAGGCGCCCTCATCATCGTTAGACCCATCAGCAAGATTCCGTAGCTTCCTCTGCTCATATTGTTTCTCCTTCATGATCTCGGCCAGCAAGACGGCTGTTTCGCCAGGCTTGGCCAGTTCTATCAGTTCTTTTATATCCAAACTCACGGAGCGGATGCCCTCTTTAAACGCTGTTTCAAGGGGGCTGTTATATATGTGGCTTCGCTCGAAAGCCGCGCTGTGAATCATCAGGCCGAAGATCCGCCGGGCGCCGGGGTTATTTAGGGCGCCAAGCCAGTCTAGGCGCGTCCGTTCAGCTTCTTCAGACATTCCCGGCTCCACCTGGGCCGCCTTGGCCCACGGACATGGCCGCGGCGGCCCCCGCTTCCTTCATGGCGCCGGCCCCCTCCTTGGCCAGGCCGGCCAACTGGCCAAGCTGGGCCATCTGTTGCTGCTGGGCCATTTGCTCGGCCCGCTCCTGGCGTATCTGGGCCACTTCTTCCGTGGAGCGCAAAAGGTTGGGCGGAACTCCGTTCATTTCGGCGACCTGATCAACCGCCTCGTCAAAATTGATTTTGTCCAGGACTGACGGGCTTAGACCGGCCACTTGACCGGCAAATGCCAAGGTGTTGTTTATCCCGGTCAAGCCGGCCTGCCTCTGGGCCTGGGCCAAGATGGAAATAAACTCTATATGTATGCCTTCGCCCGATTGCGCCAGTTCCGGCGGAGGCGGCGGTATATCCCCCCGGCGCCACATGATGCCGAAAGTCCGCTCAATATTCGGTTGGTGCTGCTCGGAGCGCAGGCGGTCCAGGACCGGCCCGAGCATGAGCATTTTCTCGGCGTTGCGCTCGTTCACTTCCCTGGCCGTCATTTCCTTATCCGTGTTGGCCAGCATAAGGAAAAGGTCGTTGAAAAATATGCGCTGAATCTGGTCTTTAAGGTTGCCCTTTGATTGCTCCAAGGCGGCCAGGTTGGCCCTTACATTTATGAGCGGCCCGACAGGCGGATTAGGCCCGCTTGGGTTCATGTTGGTAACGAAATTGAGCGCCCCGGGATTCATGTTGAGTTTTCCCAGGCCGTTATCTTTCTGGGCCACCATCGGGGGCAGGGCTTCCCTGCTAAGGGCCTTGCTGCCGTCCCTGGTCATGGCCTGAAGAAGTTTACAGTCGGCCAGGGCTTCCATGGCCGGCGATGAGCCGTAAACATCGGAGGCCGTTATACTCCAGCGAGGACAGATCGCCGGGAACTCGTAAAAGCCTGAATCCTCTAAGACCTCATCGGGCCGCCCCTCAAGGAAAATATAAACCGACCGGAACGGCCGGGCCTGGCCGTCCAACCGGCCAACCGGGCTTTTATCCTTCAGATTGCGCGGCTCGACCACATGGAGAATGTCAAGCCATTGGTAGCTGTCATGCTCCACCATCTTCTTGACGCGATCCGGGCAGGTGTCGGGCCAGGCTTCCAGTATCTGCCTGGGGGTCATCCGAACCCGGCGGTAGAGGGTATCAACCCGGCCGGTGGCGTTGGTGTCTAAGCAGTATTCCCCCACCGTCAGGGTCCGGCAGCGTATGGTGTTTGCCTCGTCCTCTTCAATGAGCATTACGCCTGTGCCGAACGTGGCCAACTCGTCGTAAAGTAAATGCACTTGGTCATAAAAATTTGACTGTGCAAAGACATTCACCATGCGCTCGTAAACTTCATGCAACCAGGCCTTGACCGGGGCCAGTTGGGCCAAGTTTTCGTCCTGTATGGTCAGGGCGAACCAGGGCCGGGCCGGCGAAGTCAACCCGGTTTGCATACCCGAGGAAAGAATACGCCGGGCCAGGATGCCGGCATTGTCCCAAAGATGGTTGCGGGGATCGCCCTCATTAGTCCCGTCCCCGGCGTCCAGGAAGCGGGCCCTCCGTGGCATAAAGTGTGCCGCCAGATCCCGCCAGTGCCCTTCCCAGCCCTTCTTGCGTTCCTCTTCCAGGGCCGCAAGCCGCCGCCTGAAATGGCGTATATCTTTCTCGGTAGTCATATTTTTAAATTCCCCACCAATCTTCCGGCCTCGGCCACTATGGCCCGCGCCGCCTCACCGTCCGCCGGCTTGGGGGTTTGGGGCCCCTAGGCCCCAAGGAGCCGTTTGCCGGCGGCCTGGGCCTGGNCTTTAATCCCCAACCCGCCGGTCAAAATGGTGTCGCTCCGGCCCGAGGCCGCCTGCCTGCGCCGGCGTTCCTCATCTCCGGCCGCCTTGGCCTCCGTGTTGGCCTCGATGGGCACAACCATGGCCGGAAGGACGGGGGGCGCCACCGGCGCCGGCGCTGAATAACTGCCTCCACCACCGCACATGAATCACCTCCAAAGGTTGTCGTCATCTATGGCCTGTGTCGTTCTGTAGCTCTCCTGCACCAGGGCCACCGGCTGGGCAAAAGTCAGGGCCAGGGCGTCCCCTTCGTCAGGGGAGGCCAGGCCCCGTTTCTTCATGTCTTCCTTCTTTTCCAAGATTAGGCGGTCCCGAAGGTCAAACCCGTAGTCACCCCCGCAAAGCCCGTCAATAAGCGCCTGGTCATCGGGTATGGCCCCGATGGGCAGCCAGGCCTTGAGACTGCTCCACATCTCCGCCCGCTTATTGGCGAAGTCCCCGCCGTTGTCAGTCTTCTTGTCCGCCCGGGCCGCAAAGTTGACCTCCTGGAGGCCGGCCAGTTCCTTCAGCCGCAAATGGTCAACACAGCTTGCGCCCACCCCGCCGCCGTCCACAAAAATGGCCGTCGGCTGAAACTCGTTGCATAGCTCAATTACCCTGTAGGCCAACTGCACCCCGTCCAGGCCTCGATATTTTTTCCAGGGGATAGTGCGGGCGTCCCGGCCCCGGCGAAAACAGATAACGCTCTGGTCATCTCCGAAGCGGGCCACGTCCACCCCCATGATTAGGGGCTGCCTGGAATCGGCCTGAACTTGCCGCCGGGCGGCTTCCTCGGCCAGGGCGGCGCTGATAAACTGCCTGTCGCCCACGTTGGGGAAGACGCCGCGGACGCGCACCCGCACAAAATCCGAATCCTCACCGTAGTCGGCCAGCCATTCTTTCACCTGGTCCTGGTTGACCATCTTGGCCGTTCTGCTGTCAACCTGGCGCGTAGTCCAGCGATGAGAGAAGCGCCCGAAGCACTCCCGAAAGCGGCCGGTATTGCGCGTAGGGTTCCCAAACGCGAAAAAGAAGCCGCCGGTTGTCATAGCACCCTCGGCGACTTCCCAAATTACGTCCGGGATGGCTGAAGCCTCATCCATGACCATAAGCACAAACTGGGCGTGAGTTCCGGCGAAAGCCTCCGAGGCCTCCTTTGACCACGGCAGGGCGTCTATAAACCACGTCTGCGGGCTTTCCACCAACTGAAAGCGGGTCGGTGTCCACTTGAACCAATGCGCGTTAATCGCTCGTTTGTGCCACCTGGCCAACTCCGCCCACGTCTTTCCCTTTAACTGATTGAACGTATTGGCCGTTACCGTGCCCACCAACTCCGGCCTGGTTGACATGGCCCAGATAATCAGCCAGGCCACCAAGGCGCTCTTGCCCACTCCATGGCCGGAAGCCACGGCAAAGCGCAGGGTCTTGGCGCCGGCTTGAAGCTGCCGGCCTACTTCCATCAGTAGTTCAGTCTGCCAAGTGTCCGGCCCGCTCTGGCCGGCCAATTCGCCCTCGCCCCAGGGAAAGATGAAGAGAACGAACCCCAGCGGGTCAAACGCAAACCGGACCGCCACATCGGTGGCAAAGCCTATGCTTAGTTCCATGTCTGATCTGCTGGTCACGCTCTCTTCGCCTTACTGCCCGCCGGCCTGGGCGCCGGCCTCGGCCTTGCTTACCCTGCTCCAGGCCGCCTTTATGCTTTCAGCTATCCCGGTAACTTCCACCCGCTCCGCCCCGCCGATCCCGGCCAACTTGGCGTAAACCTCTATGGCGCGGAGCGGGTCATGCAGCTTTACGCAGCGGCGGATAATGTTCAGAGCCGCTTCCTCCGCGTTCTCCATTCCCGGCAAACGCTGTTGTTTCTCTTCCCGCACTTCCTGAATCTGAGACAAGGCCGCGGAAGCCGCCGGCGACAGTTTGGCCGAAGGAATTATTTTGACTTGGCCATCCTCTCCCCACTCCATAACGTCCCGCAGTTCGGTGTGAATTATGGCTTCCAGCTTGTTCAGTATGCGGTCCAAGGCCGTTTCCCGAACCCTGTTCTGAATCGCGTTTATAGCCGCCAAAATGTTAGGTTTTGTTAGCAATTTTGAAGCGTTAGCTCTGGCCGAATCGTAACTTTTAGTCCCGAACACTTCCCTGTAGGCCCGGGTGGCGTTGCGCTTCGGGTCAGCCACATACAGCAGCACAAACCGCTTGTAACGCTGGCCGACCGGCCCCTTGCCCAGGGTTTCAAACTCTGTTATGCCGGCCGCTATGTATGCTTCCCCAATCATGGAAAAGAGACTAACATCTAAATTTTTTCGATTTTTAAAAGTCCAAAATAAATTTTCTAAATGTCCAAAATACGTTTTAAAAAATGGGAAAAATATTAAACAAATTTTTTTAATGTCCAATATAAATTTTATAAAAGTCCAGTTGACAAGTTTTTCAAAAGGCCCGTTTTTCGTCCGCCAGAATGAACCTGGCATATACCAAAGCCTCCGCCATCCAGGGAGAAAGATCATAACCGGCCTGGACGGCCTCGCCCGGGTCTTTCAGTCCCCAGGCCCGGGGTAGCAGCCATTGAAAGGCCCTGGGGTAGGTCTTGCGCCAGAAATCAAGCCAGGCCCCGGCCCCTGCCTTGTCCGCGTCCAGGCTCACCGCCAGCACTTTGGCCGCTGAAAGCCGCTGATGAACCTGGGCGCAGGGCCGGGCGCTGGCCGATCCGGTGGCAAGGATAGACCAGCCGGCCCAGCCGAACATACACCAGAGCATGGCGGCGTCCCTTTCCCCCTCCACCACCATAATGGTGTCGGTCTTGCCGTAAATCGAAAGCCGCATACAGGAACCCTCAACCATCATAAAGCGCGGCTGTGAACCGTCCGGCCGCCTTATCTTTATCTTGATTACCTGGCCGTCCTCGTAGAGCGGAATAGTCAAACCAGGATAAAGTTTAATGTCCCCATCCTTCGCCAGGCCCCAGGACGAACAAGGAAAAACCTTGATTGCGTCATTCCACCCCAGGCGGCAAGTTCCGGCTGCGTAGGCGTCCAGGCCATATCCGGCCAGCCGGGCCAGTTCCCGGGCGTTCCCCTGAAGCCGCTCGGCCGAGTGTTGCGCGAATAGTGTTGCCCTCTCCAGCCACAAGTCCGGCGGTTTTTCTAATT